GCAACTTCCAACGACATACCATTTACTACCATCAGATATTAGCTTCACAAAGTCACCAGCAACCGTTGCTGAACCGAACTGAATAAAATCATCAGTAGCGGCAGCATTGTCACCAGCTCCAGTTTGCGCATCTATATTTCCAACAAGGTTATTCCCTTCAGCGGATAGAATTTTACACACAGCAGTGTCATAAGCACTTTTCTGTATAATTGTAAATTCCAATCCAACATTAGAAACTGCTGGCAAAGTCATTACCAAAGCACCCGCACTTGAAGGCGGTGTAAACAAAATCACTTTTCCACTATCTGCATCTGCAAGAGTTGCACTAGCAGTCAATGATTTGATTCCTGCGCTTGATCCACCTAGATAAGGTCTAGCCATAAGTAACCTCCCTTAACTGATCTTGAATAACTTGTGACTCTCAATGAGTGTTACTCCAATGCCTTCATCAGACATATACTGATCCTTCACTCCATCGTAGCCATCATCTGTTTTGATGTTAGCTTGGAACTTTGGCGCTCTATACTGAGCGTGGAACAGATTCTCATCAGATGTAACAAGCATGTGCTTGTTGTAAGCATCACGAAGAACAGGTGTTGGAATCAACTGCAATGCACCATGAGGTGTTTCTAGCAATCTGTAGTTGAATCCTAAAGCATCACGCTTCATGTCACCTAAGTTTACTGTCCAACCTGAGTTGCCTGCCATTCCAGAAGAACCTGCCATCTTAGACCAATACCCTAAGGCTCCTGGCCCACAGAAAGCACGTTTCATTCCTGCTTCAGGAACATACTGGAACACTTTTTCCATATCATCTACAAAATCACCATAAGCGTAACTAGATTCAGTGATAGAGAAAACGCTCTGATCTGATCCTGATGTTGCACCATGTTTCTCAATTGCTGATACAATACCCATTGTAGAGCGAACTTGATTGCCATTTGCATCTGTCAAGTCATCATCTGAGAATGCACCTGTTGTATGTATAGGAGAACGACCAAATAAGAAAGCTCTTTCTTTTTGGATCTTATGTTCTTGTGATTTTTGGTCACGAAGCCTAGCCAATTCAGAAGAATTACCACGTAAAGAAGCCTCTAAAAGAGTTCCTGTTATTTCCAATGGTGTCTTAAAAATCTGACATTGGTTGTAGACTACGGATAGTTCATCACTCCAAGCAGTTCCAGATACTGTACCTTCACCAAATGCATTACCAACCACTACCAAGTAATCACCTGAAGCAGGGGTAAATGCAGAAGAAGTCATGTTCTTTACACTGATGTTTGCGCTAGATCCACTACCTGCTACTGCAGTAATAAGAACCACGCCTCTATTTGTTGAACCTGGAGTTAAACCTGACCAGACTTCGCACTCAAGTCCAATCCAACTGTTATATCCATAATCTCCACCTTCACCTTCCATTCCAACTACAGATCCTGCAGTTACTGCCCATGTGTCTGCCGCATTATCTGCCGCTAACGCTGAACTGGTAGAAGTTTGAAAGTATTGTTTTTGCCATGGGTTTCTATGTTCAAACATTTTGAACTGAGGATCTGCCATGCCCGAAATTGTCTGCTGATTAGCAATGACTGTAGTAAAAGGAGTTACGTCTGTCCATAATTCTTTAACCACATTAGGGCGCATGTAGAAGTCTCTACGATCCGTATATAGAACACCCGATGATCCAAGTGTTTTGGCATTTGATGCCATAGTGTTTTTACCCTCCTAAACCCTGAGGCTCAAATTCTATTGTATTGAGCTACTCTAAGGTCTAATTCGTTAAACCGTTATTTTCTATTTCGCATTAAGCCTAAATTGAAAGCGTCTTCTTCTGTCAACTGTGGCTCCGAGTATCCAGATCCTGCACTGGCAGGAGGTGGTACACTTAGCTTCTGTTGATTCTGTTTCATGCTTTCGACTCTTTGCCTTTGTTCCACTTCAGCTTTTGAGGGTGCAGAACGCAATTTATCAAGTCGGACAAGGTTGTCTAGACTGAGTGATTCAGGGCTACTATAATACTGTATAAACTCTTTTGCTTTAGATGACTCATAGCCATACTTATTCACAAGATCGTTATGCATATTGTCTACTTCACGTTGTTGCTGATACTGTGCTTGACGTTGTTGTAACGCTTTTTGCTGTGATTCAGCTTGCTGTACACGATACGTGTCCATTTGTTCAGTGTAATCGATAATACCATCCCTATAATCATCCATAGCTTGTCTGTACTTGTAACTGGTGCTATCTACATCCATATAAGCTTCCGATGGATCGTAATTGGCAGGTTTAACTGGACGCTGTGGTTTCTGTGGTGATCCTTCAGATTCTGCTTTTGCAGGAACCTGTTGGGTATCACCAGAAAGTGAACGTGCAACATTTTGGAGTACATTAGGATTTTCCTGAATGTATTCAGCGATAGGCGCAATCTTTTGATATTGCCCAAGCTGTTCTTCCAATTTGCTGAACTCACTTGCCTTTTGGTCATATCTGCTCTGCCAGTACTCAAAACGACCTTCATCTACCTTCGGTGTATTTTCTCCTTCAGCAGGTGCTTCGTTTTGATTTCCCATTGGCGCTAGATTATTATCAAACGCTTCTAGGCTTTCAACAGGATTGGGGGCCTGTTCTTCCCCTACACTATCACTTTGAATTGGAGCTTCTCCACCAAGATCAAAATACTCTTGGCTTTCTGTTCCAGCATCCACGTTTTGTGTTTCTTCAGACATCTAACTTCTCCTTCCCATTTGTCTACGAGACAGCAATGGGTTCTTTTCGTTGTTCATCTTGTCTTAAATCTTGTCTTGTTTTCTGCAATTCATCGTTAAGTCTTGCTTCAAACAAATTGACTGCTGATTGTGATTTATTCGATGCACTATTCAGCTTTGTCTTAAATTTTTCAATCTCTACACGCTTTCTATCGTGAGTAGATTCTCTTTGTGCAGTTTGTAGATCTCCCTTAGTAGCTTTCAACTGTTCTTCTAACTGAGCAATCATCTGCTGTTGTTGATTGATAATACTGGTTCGTTGCATAACGCCTTCTGTATCTGCTACTTCTGTTTGTTCCAACACTTCTTGAGCATCAATAATGCCTGAAGTATATAACTGCATATAGTATTCAAATCTTGCCCATCTATTTGAAGGAAGCGTACTACCACTCACCACTATTAGATCGTAATTGCCAACCGTAACGTCATTCATCCTACCGAGAATCTCATTCGTAAAATCGTCATAGATGGGCTGATTCATAGTGACCTCACTCATTCGTCCATCAGGCTTCATTAATCGAATTACCTTTTGATCGGTGTAGGTCTGTTGTATAAACTGAACAATGACTTTTCCTATCTGATTTAAGGCTTCGTCTATATCATCCAGTTTGGATTTAATTCTTCTTTGAGCATACTCATCAATTGCTACCGTTCCTTTGTATGTGGAAGGAGCTGCAGATGGATCTCCGCTTTGCAATGGATGTATTCCCAATATGTGATAAATACTTTGTTTAGCATCTTCCCTGTTTTTATACAATTCGTTGGGAAGTGGAATTGGCCCTGCTACAATAGGAGTACCCAATTCAGGATCGAACTCAATCACGCCTGTTCCTGCCCTAGACCATTCTTCCTCTAACTGTTTGCGGTTCATAGAACCTCTAGGGATTAATAGTTTTGTATTGGTACTAGAACTGGCATGAGCAATAATTAAAGAAGTTATCTTATTGATATACTCTTGAATAGGCTTTACAAATCGAACATCACTCATTGGATATGGGTTGCGATTATGCCTGTTCATTAGAGTAACAATAGGATATTCTTCGATATCTAAGATGTAGTCATAAAGCAACTTGCCCCCTGCAGAAAGAATCCTACGAATCCTATCTACCAATACTTGATTGGATATAATAACGCCTTCTGCTATTAAGAGTCCTTTTTTGGTAATTCGTATTTCTGTCTGAGAACCTGGGATTGCTTCTGCATGTTCAGGCCCTGGCATAAGAGTAGGCTGACCTGTTTGCATGTCTAACATGTAGTGATACGTACCGCCTGTAGCTTCGTATACTGCAATTAACTCATCTACACTTTGCTTTTCTGTTATGTATTGAGTTCCTTCTTGATTTACCATAATGATAGCAGGCTGTTCCGTATATTCAGCAAAATCTTCCTCATTAAAGATATATTCCTGATTAATCACCGTATCTACAATATGGTAATATGGTAGTTTAACTTTCTGATATCTGTCTATCACTTCGTAGTAGCGGTCATCCGTAGAATGATTATCGCTTTGAATAGGGCCAATAGTTTGATCCAACTGCCCTTGTCTACTCTGTGAAGGATACCTGTCGTTTTTGGATTGCTCCATGTCTTCAATCATTTCACCAGTTTGAGGATATAAATCCATCAACTGTGAACCTGTAAATATTTTTGCAATCATAATATTGGATGCATCTCTACAAAATGTATCCGATGAATTCGGATCGATATACACGTCTAAAGGATCTACACTATGAAAGCAAACTTCTCCTCTTCCGAAATCTTTCATAGGATCCATATATGCCTGCATAACTCCCATACCCTTTACATAATAATCGTCTACAATCTGTTTTAATTCTACGTTTCCATTAGAAGTATCCCATATATAGGACATAACATCTGAAAAGATTCGGCCTACTTTCGTATCACTATCATCTCTTCCTGTAGATTGAAACTTGGGTTTATTAGCAGTAAGAAGCGCTTTTGCCTGCTCAACAGCAGGGTGTACTACATTATCTACAATGGGACTTTGCGCTCTTTGCTCGAGTGTCGTTACGTGGGATGCCTTCCACTGTTGGTTATTACGAAACTCGTCATCTTCCATAGCCTGAGTAGCCCATTCGGTTCTTTCGCCATGATATTGGTCGAGAAGTTTCTCGGACTCAGTGACTATTGGATCTTTAGTATGCGGCATTCTGGGTCAAGCTTACAAGTAGCGAAACCCAATTGGCTACGCCTTAAGTTATTTGCCAGTCATGTTTATGAAAACTGTTCATTCCAAGGACAGGAACATCTTTTTCTTCATGGAAAGGTTTGTAGTGTCCTTTAAAAGCGTAATAAAAGCCATCTAAGATATCATCGTGCTTTCCACGTGGGAACAACAACATCTCATCTTCAAGGTTTTGCATGTTCTTCATGATAAATATTTCCTTTTTTGCAAAGGACGGTTGCAAACTTTCCAGTCTATGTGATTTACTGGTACGAGGATTTTCTTTAATGTTTAATCCAGGAATAAAGATTCCCTCTTCATCGCACCTCATTTGCACATATTGTCGTAGCATTTCTTGATACCCAACCGATTCAATACGAGTTTTAGTGCTTTTGTATTTTCTAAAGTTATCTACAATTGCTTCTGCAAGTGCCAATGGTTTAGCATGCTTTCTGTAATACGGTAATGCAAATTTGCGATTCTTATCATCTACTGCCAAATTGAAGATAACGGAGTAATCTGCAGTTTGTTTTACACTAGAAGCAGGATCTACGCCAGTAAACACATTTACAGGAACCGTTTCCTTTACTTTTTCGCCTCCTACCTCTTTTAAGTCAATAAAAGCATTGCCATCGCTATCCAATCTAAATTTTCCATCGTAGTACTGAATATCTTCTTTCTTAAATAGCTGATCTTCATCTCCTACAATTTCACACATATATTCACGATAGAATACAGATAAACGGTTAATGGACTCCAATTCTTCTTTTTTTGCTATTAATTTTTTTATTGGCCACCATTCTTCCCATAGGGATATCTTTTTTTCAATACTAGGTGTAAATACTTGGTTTTTCCAACCTTTCATAGCTTTTAAGGTTTCTACCAAGCATCGTTGATGTTGTGGAGTACCAATGATGATAATACGACCTTTTAAAGGATCTACAGAAGGAACTGCAGATTGCAACAACCAACGTAAATTATGTTCCATCGCTTCGGCTGTTTTGGTATTATTCTCATCCTCAGGGTCATCTACGATAATTAAAGTAGGTCTTTGGTTTCCTACTTTGATTCCACGTAACTGCTGTCCTGTACCTTTGCAGATAATCATAGAGCCATCTTTAAGTTCGACCTCAGATTTTGCCCAACTCCTTGCACTATGTTGACCCCAATATCCAAACAATTGACGAAATTGTTCTGAATAGTCTATGGTGTCTTTAATCGTACCAAGGAGTTTGACTGCATGGTCTTGCGTTCTCGATACAAGAACAATCAATTTCTGTCCTTTATCAAACATAAGGTGGTATAATGGGAATACACCACCTACAATAGAGCTTTTGGCATGACCTCTAGGAGCAATGATATTAATCTGTTTTTGTTCTTTATCCATTAATTCATCTGCTATTGTATAATGAAATTTTGGACTCGGTACAGAAAACATCTGAGGCATTACAATCTTACCAAATAAGACCATATCCTTCTTTAGCTTTTCTAATATGGCTTTGTTATTAGCGTTCTTCTTCATTTTCTTATTTTGCCTAACGGGCTACGTGTAAGAATAAGGCTAATAATCAGCACCAATAAGATAGTCTAGTTCTCCGTCTTCTACTCTAATACCATTTTCCTCCGCAATTGCCTCTAAAACTTGCAAAAATAATTCGATCTGCTCTTCATCCACATATTTAAGAATAATGCGTTTTTTCTGCCAATAATCGCCTTCTTGGGGTATCTCTGTTATGGATTTGAATTTCATCTACGCCAACTCCTTCTTTTGTTCCAGTTTTACCCTCTTTTCTTCCTTTTCAATGTCATTTAAGATCTGACTGGTCATATCAATCTGCATCGTATCGGTTTGTACTGCCTTTTTCGGTAGCATATCTAAGATTCGCACAAAGGTTTCTGCTCCTTTTAGCATATTAGAAGGGTCTTTTTTCTCTTTAGCTATCGCAATTGCATCTGCAATCACATCTAGTACCTCTCCTTCGTTAATCCCACGTTCCTTTAATGCCTCATCTATACGTTTATCCACCATACGCTTTACCTTTTCTGACTTAAATAATCTTTTTGCTGTTAAATCTGGACGTTTTTGGTCTTTACGGTACGTTTTTCCTAGTTGTAACCAATCAATAGGGCCACCATTCAGTAACATACGTACATACACATCTACTGTATTCTTAGTTCGAGACCTTTGACTCTCTATTTCTTCGTAAGACTTGGTAGAAACTCCATCGTAGTTACCTGAATCCCTTCTTGGCTCATATAATAACCTTGCACTGCCATTGATCCATGCTCTACCAAACGGAAACTGCATCTCCGTCTGCTTTTTATACTTAGTACGCTTTACACATTCAGCTACATAGCCATCATCGGAAATGCCATAATCCCCTACACTGCAATCTTGCCATGTTTTGTACTCAATACTGCGGTTAATGGCTTCTTGCTCGGTATAAATAGGGTAGGTCACATCCATATATTTGTTGACCTTCAGCTTTCGTGTAATATATTCCACTACAGTATCGATACTGCAGTATTATATCTCCAGAGAGATATAATACAGTTACTTAACTGTACTGTATTTATACTGTACAGCTTATATACTGTATAAAAAACAACAAAAGGGTTAGTTTTGCAACTCTTTTTTAAAAATTTTTTCACTTTCTATTACTTTATCCACTATTTGCGCTTCAATGGCATTTTCAATCTGTATTTCAGCGGTCACATAGTCCGTCATATACAGTAGATCTTCCACATTTCCACTATCCACCTTTTCTGCTTCCCATTTTTCTTCCTCTTCATTCCATACTAAAAAGGCCTTCACCACAGGATCGAAAAATTTCTTTGGAATACTCATGGTCGAAACTACACAATGCTGTATAGAATTAGCTACGCTTGAAAAAATAGGTGTAGAATGAGTGTGGGAGATATATACATACCCCATCCCCCCTTAGTTAGGGTTGCACCCCTCTTAATTACGTTGAGAAATTGAGTTGACCCTGCACTAAGGGGCCCGTCCCCCTCGTTGTAGTGGGCAATAATGCCCACTTAATACTTAAGATAAGGAACTTTAACCATGAAAACTGAAATACATAAGCATGATAATAACGCACAGTATAGATCTTCACAAACCAACCTAACCTTCAGTAAAGACTCTAATAAGATGGTACATGCAACCATTGAGTCTCTGTCTGATGAGGACTTCAATAGCCAAATGGAGAATGCCAAACTCATTAGAGTCTTCCACTCTGATGATGAACGCAGTGATGTCAAGACACTGGTAAACAACCTGTCATTACGTGGTTGGTCTGATGATGTGCAAACCTCCCCTTGCTCCAACGGTAGTCTCTTGACCATCATCCGTAAGGTAGCCAGAGTTGTGA